TAATGGAGTAAGACACAATTTCCGTTGTGAATATCCCAAGGGGGTTTATCCCATTGCTGGCACCTTGGTTGGAACGTCTCAAGTTCCTAACTCCCCCGGCAGGATTCGAACCTGCGACCAGACGATTAACAGTCGTCGGCTCTACCGCTGAGCTACAGAGGATTATTTGACCTTTCTTCTTTGACGGTCTTGAAGTAAAGACTATAATATCTTTTCTTCATATTGTCAATAGCATTCATGTCTTCTTCAAAACCCATGTATTTGAGATGTTGGTAAACACCTTCCATCTCACCTAAGAGCAGAGAAAGATTGATAGAAGTTCGTGGTCTCCCACCAAATGTATAATTGTCCATAAAAGAAGAAAGGACAACGACTCAAGTAGGATTCGAACCTACGACCGACTGCTTAGAAGGCAGTTGCTCTATCCAGCTGAGCTATTGAGTCATGTGTTTTGTATCTGGAGTAACTATAACACCTATTTGAAAAAAGGTCAAGCTAAATAAAGCTACGACGTAAACAGAATCACTATGAAAGCAGGTCTCTTTGCTTTTGCTATGTTACTGATGACCGCTGGTGCTGCGAATGCTGGCGGACTTGTTACCAAACACGCTACCAGCGTCCAACTGACTGTTGATGCTGCTCGCACTACTGCAACCAGAGTTGGCAACTCCTACGCAATTTCTGGTACTAATGTGGGAACCTCTGACGGAACCACTGCTGGAATGCTTTCCACTGGAACCATTAGCAGTGGAGTCTATGCTCCTGGAACTATCACAGCAAACCAACTAAATGCTACTGATGGAGAAGCGTTCTCTTTCAGCACCTCATTTACTCAAGGTGATGCTTTAAGTACATCTGCACCTACCGTAGGTCAAGTTAGTAACTTCTCCAGTCAAACTTCTTACACTGCTGGCACTGCTGGCGATCTGGCAGGTACTATCGGACAAGATGGTGCTATCGCTGTGACAGCAGGTGGAGCAGGTACAAGTGCAACAGGACAATTCGTTTCTGAAATTACTGTTATCGACTGATGACTAGATTACAAGAGGCAATCGGGCTAGGGTTGGTTCTTGGTATTATCCACGGATTAGTTCAACCTGGACATTCCGTCCCGGTAGTGCCAAACTTTACGCAGGGCTCGATGACTAGCCACACGGAGACAACTTCTACCGTGACTGAAACCATCAATTCGATGGATTATAATACAGGATATCAATATTCTGTAACTGGCAGTGGTGTTGAACCAACCAGTGGAGTTTTATCACCAACAACAGGTGATGTTAATGTAACAATTGAAGGGGTGAATTCAAAATGGACAGGGGTAACAGCAACACCATCATTCAAACAGACAACACCAGGAGCAGCGTTTCAGTTTACGCAGACCGTTGCTGGACCAGGTTTAAGCAATCACACGATTATTCAAAGGGAGACCACCGTTACAAGCGTAACGGACACTACAAGTATCTTCCAGCAGTAATCGCATTACTATTTGCAACTCCAGTAAATGCAGAGACTGTTGGTGGTGTATCCGCAACAGCATCTCCGATCGCGAATAGCTCAGGCTCGGTGACTAACCAGGCAATCCAGGTATTACAAGGCCCATATATCACGAATACTTATGGGGGAGGAATTCAGTGCCAAGGTCCTACTGTTAACTTTACCCCATTCATTACAGGTTCGCTTTCTCAACAACATCCATATGAACCATATTATATGGATCCAGTATATGATATGCGCGATTTGACGGGCGATATTGATGCCAATGGAAATGCTACGGGAGATGGAGCCCCCGATAATCCTGGCTCGATTCTCTATCATGTTCCGACAAGAACAGGACAAAAAAATAATACCAACTTATCTGCTGGTTTCTCTATGACATGGAGCACACCATTAGATAAAAAACTACAAGATCAATGTAAAGAGGCAGCAGCAACACAGATTGCACTACAACAACAACTTACTGCTAACAAAAGATTAGATTTTGAAATAGCCAGACTCAAGAATTGTGGACAATTGTTAAAGGAAGGAATTCGCTTTCATCCTAGAAGTAAATATGCTGCAATATGTGCTGATGTCATAGTAGAGAATAAGAATGCTATCGCACCTCACCATCATTCTATTTCCCGTCCTTCATCCTCCGCAAAGTCCGAATCGCCCGTGAGCGTTCGCGCTGAAGATCTCGGCGCTCCGATAACGATTCAATCTTTACCTTCTTCCCCATAATCTTTGAGATCTTTGTAATCACTTTTTTGATTACAGGTTTGAATGCTTTGAGTAATAAATCTGCCAGTGGTTTTGCCAATAGAGCAGAACTGGTGGCAACTACAGCAATGCCAGCAGTAGTAGCAGCAACCTGTGGTGCAGGTAGATACTGTGCAGTCAAAGGAATATCTTCATAGAGAGTGACACAGATACCATTCTGTAGTTCATAACCAGATACTCTTTCCTTCTGGTTCTGTGCTACATCACCAATGCGTGGTGCATTAGGTGGAGGACAAGGAGGTTCTTCTTTTATTTCTGCCTTGGGAACAGCATCCTTTGGAATCTCTGGTGTAGGGACTTCTGGTGGTCTTACAACAGGAGGTTTTGGTGGTGGTTGAGTTATATCCAATTCGTCTGGATTATAATCCATCGGATTATATGATGGCATATTACCATCACAAAAAACTCTAGCACCCTTTGGGTCATCACCAATCAGGTTATCATTTGTTCCTTTCTTATTTTCAATATGTGCCTCTACGCACCCAGGAATATCAATAACAGGAACTCCAACCTCCACTGTTACTGGAGGAGCAGATGGGATACGTGGTTGATTTGTCATCCAACTAGGGACATTTATATCACGAACTTCCACGTTTCTAATATTAATGTCAGAAATTGGCATTTTAACTAATGTAGAAATTATAATCAGAAATCATTGCAAATAATTTCTTTTTCATATATGACAAATATTCCTGCTCTTCCACAGGACGCCGAGGAGCACCTGGCCATGTTTCTAGAGCATAAGATATGATTTCATACATCGCACGAATTTCATCTATGCCCATCTGAAATTCACAATACCAGTCCTCATCATCAAAAATGTTGTCCAGATCAGGTAAGTCCACTCATTAATCCACCAAAGTTCCATGTGCTCTGCGAATTTCACGAAGTTCCTCAAAGTTCTTTTGCTTGGTTCCTCCGTCATATTCCCAGGCATAACCCTCGGTAATCATTTGTTCGTTAAGTGATAGATCGGAATCTCCGATATATAACCATCCGAGTAATCTACCATACTTACCCATACCACCAACAAGCTCAGTGCGAATGATAAGATCATCATCCCCAGCAATGGCACCATCCAGTGCCGCTTTGAGCCAATTCGTGGCATCAATACCGAGTGCCTTTTCTTCAAGATCTCTTGTTCGTTTCTCTGGCGTATCGACTCCCGCCACTCTGACTCGCTCTTTTTTGAAAAGATCGAATCCGAGATCAATGGTAACATCTATTGTATCTCCGTCAACTACTCTGTTTATCTTTATCACCCGGAAGTTGTAACAACTCTTCCGACTTGGTGGTGTCATTGCTCCCATCTTCTAACTCCCGAAATGCCATACTCATCACAATATATATGCAATATATGACGCCTGCGAGAAGTATAATCAGTATCCAAACGATACTCCAGGTTATATTATTGACATCCTCAAGAGGTCTTAATACTAAATTCAATGTTCTTTATAATGTTCAGGGTGTGCTATGGAGTCGTGACAATAAAAGGCAAATGGACCGAGCATAAGAACACTAAAAGGCAGGAGCATATTAATGTTCCTGCCCACCCAATGTGCTATGTGAATCATTGCACTTATTGCGTTTTATATCTTATCTATAATCCGGATTACTATTTTTAGATGGAATAAGTTGATATGCTAACTTGTCTCTCAACTTGTTAATACGCTCCTCATCAAAGTGAGAAAAGTTTGGATATTTCTCTGTCTTCTTATAATAATGCAATGCATTTTGGATGATTGTAAAATCCTCCATCGTTAGTTCGAAGTTCATTAGCAATCATTGAAAGAAGAACCAATCTCAGATCCAATCTCTGAACCAGCTCGCTGACCTAAGAGTAATGCCCAACCGGATGCTAACCAACCAATGTAAGGAATACTAGAGACTGCTGGAACTACGACACCAGCACTAATTGCTGTTCCTGCCATCGCACCTTGAGACCGTGCGCCAGCGTCCGCCCGTATGCACTCTTCGCTTTTTGCAAGTGACTTTCCCTCAGCATCTACTGCAACGCCTCCCAGATTGCGAGTGCCATCCATGGTATATTGATCACTGCGAAGTTCACGACGCCTGTCAGTCGTAGGACCAAACAATCCACGCTTATCCTTATCAACACTCAAGGATTTGGTTGATTCTAACACAGTAGGATCGTTTGCCTTGTATTCAAAACTGTAACCATTTTTCCCAGACTGAACCTTAAACGATGAGTAATCACCGTCTGGGAAATTAATAACAGGGTATTGTGGTCTATTAAGAAGATGTCCTAAAATGCCGATATGAGCAAATCCAAATATTGCTCCCACAGTCAATGTCGCCCACTTGATATTCATGGCATTACATCTTGTAAGTTTCATCAGACTTTGGAGGTGTCTGAGTTGTAATTTGAATAGGTGCTTGCTCAATACGAATTGTTTGTGCAGGTGCTGTTTGTGCTGCTGCAGCAATCAATCTCTCAAGATCTGCCTTGGTAATTCCGCCGCCTGCGCCTGCAGCAGCTTGTTGCTGTTGCATCTTCATCGTACCATCATTAGATTTCTTTGCCGTCTGAACCCCGAACGTAGCTAAAACCCCAGTAAAGACGCTGGCGATGAAAGTTGGATCGAGTTTCTGTTCAGGAATACCAAGAGCAGGTGGAAGTTTAATATATGCCAGAGTAAGAATACCACCCGACCAGACAAGGATACCAAGACGGACCATTGTGCTGATTGCTTCTAACTGACTTTCACTATCAGCAGCAGCCTCTTTCATTCTACCAAAAAAACCTTTTTTCTTTTCTTTAGGTTCTTCTTTTACTTCTTTTACATCGCTACGAACTTCTGGCATTGGTCATAAGCAAAGGCAGCTTTATTTAGCGATGTAATTATTCTCCTCCAACCACTTGCGTGTGAGAGGTGTAGGATCATAGTCAGTCCACATAGTTCCCCGAGCACAAGACTCAAGTGCTGCCTGTGTCATACCTTCAGTGTGACCTGCCCAGTATGCTTCTTTCTCCCAGGGAATAGCATGTGGTTGCGTTGCATAGGCACTCTTTGCAATTGCCTGATACATCCTCGGAACATCTTCTTCATTCTTGATAATAGCAATGAAGTTGTTCTTAATACTACCTGCCATGCAGTCTTGAGCAGCGTGCCATCCTTCATGACGCATCACTGTCATCAAAGTATGAGGACGCTTCATGTGAGCAACATTCAGAAAGAAGTTATTACTCACAGTATGATAGACACCACGGTGACCAACAGGAAAATACTTTTCATCTGCTAGAAAAACTTT